ATAGTTCCCGGAACAAGAGTAGTATCTCCTGTCGTTGATAGTGTTATTGAGAGATTCGCAGTCGTAAGATTGCCAGTTATGATTTGGTGATAATGTGTGCTATTATTGTCCCAGATACGCAAGTTAGAAGAACCTGGTTTTAAGTCAAGTGTACCTGCGCCTGTGCCGGTGTCTAGAATGATAGCGCCGTTGCCTTTAGTCTGTACCAACAAATCGACATCCGCATCTGTGCCGGTGGTAGTAATAAGCACATCTTGAAGCGTGGCAGCAGCACGTACTGTTAGGTTGTTAACTGCAAGAGCTTGCGCAGTGCCGTCAATGATTACTAGACCGCCGCTGGTCGCTCTTAGATCGTTTGCAGATGTTGCATATGTTGCGGTACCCGTAGTATTCTGATTACCAGCAGTGTTGACGCCTGGTAAGTTAATATTGGCCGTGCCATCGAATGAAACGCCGCCGATAGTTCTTGCGGTAGCTAGTTTAGTAGCAGTAGCTGCGTTGCCCGTAGTAGTAGTAGCAGTAGCTGCGTTGCCATTGATACTGCCGACAATCGTACTGGTGAATGTCTTAGCGCCAGCAAACGATTGTGTAGTTGTTGTCACGATACCAGAAGCCGTTGCAGACGCAGACGGGATTGTAGAATCCGAACCCGTAGATGATGTGATTGTTGGTCCGAGAGTGGTGCCGGCAGTGATAGCTAGGTTGGTAGGAGCGCCAATGATTGTTACTGTATCTGTTAGTGCGTCTGTAGTTACAGAAACAGTTCCAGAGCCTGCAATAGTCAGCGTGTCATTATTCGTATCTGCTACAACTGTAGTTTGTCCAGAGACAGCGACGTTTTTGAATATGTTTTGCGATGAACCACGGTCAACGTTTGTGATTGTTAGAACATCGTCAGCGGTAAAGTTAGAGTCGATACCAGTACCTTCTGCAATCTGTAGAATATCGCCTGAGGTGATTGTGTATTGTCCAGTATCGCCGTCTTGTATTGTCCAAGACTGGTAGTTGTCGTATCTATTATCTAAGTTAACTGATCCGGTTGTAATAGTTTGCACATGTCCGAATGTGTCGAACGTAACTGCTAAGTCTTGTAGAACTGTTCCGAGAGTGTTGTCGATATTTAAGTTGGCCACAGCAGACGTATCTGAGTGCGCAATTGAAGCAGATGAACCTTCGCCGGGAGTGTGTGTCACAACAATGCCTGCACCAGAAGTTGCGCCAGACATATAGTTGCCTGTCGTATCAGTTCCGAGTGCGACCGAGTTTGGTTGAACAGTGGTGGCGATTGCTATCGTGCCGCTTGCTAGGTCGGTAAGAGTTGCACTACCGCTACCGATAACATCGCCTGAAAGATTTACAGTCACAACTGGAGCGGGTTTACTTGTTATGTTTGCAAAAGGAAGTGCGCCGGTAAGAGTTGTTGCATGTATAGTGTTATACTTGTTTGTAGCAGAACCGATATTATAGGTGTTGCTTGTAGTAGGAATGATATTAGTATTGACGGTCGATTTGATAGTCATAATATTAGAGGCGTCGAATCCGATAACAGTGTTACCATTCACGGTAAGAAGTTCGTTTACTGTGGACCGTAGCGCAGTGGAGCTTTCAACAGCCAATTCGACATTCGATGCTAAAGTAGTTGTTCCGTTTACCGTAAGATTGCCGAGAATAATGGCATCTTGACTGAAACTTGTATTGCCACCAAGTATCGAAGTACCGGTTACAGTAAGTGTATTTGTAACGCTTGCCGATTCTAATGTAGAAAGACCAGAGACGCCTAATGTTCCTGTGACATTTGCGCCTGCGGCAGATGTAGAAATTCTTTCAATGTTATCGTGATATATAGAGACGCCGGCATTTTCAGTAGCAACAATAATATTTTCTACGTTGTCTGCACTTTTGAGTCTAAATTGACTTGCGGTTACGACAAGAGAGCCTGTTCCAAGGTCTCTAATATAACTATTAAGTCCGTCGTGGAAGATTTGTAAGTCGTCGCCAGTACCTAATAGTAGGTAGTCGCTGTCTTGTAAATCAACGTTAGCGTTGAAAGTTGCGATATTCGTAACATTCAACGAATTCAGAGTTGAAAGACCGCTTGTGCCCAGAGTAGAAGTTCCAACATGAGTAGCAGAGACGTTGGCAGCAGAAACTACGTTAGTGACCGACAAGTTTGCACTGATCGTGGTATTTCCCGTTACTGCTAAAGTTGTGCCACTGAATGTGAAGTTTGCGCTATCTACGAGTTCGCCGCCAGTTCCAGCATATACTACACGGTTTACAGTAAGATCACGAACCATAAGCGATGCGGTGTTTGCTTGTGTGTTTACAGTAAGTACGTTAGAAACAACAGCGCTATTTGCAACAGCGGCGTCTTTTACATAGAGTTTATTCCAATTGGTGGCTACCGAACCTAGATCATATGTAGTATTCGCTCCAGCATGAATACCGGATGTATTTGCTACCATGACTAGAGTGTTTGCGTTAGCGTTTGTGCTAAGAAGAACATTCAAAGATGGATATAGTGCATCTGCGCTCAAAACTCTTAACGTTTTTGCGCCTGCGCCTTTTAGAACCATTTGACCAGCAGCTTCAACATCAGTATCAGCATATACAAAAGTTGTGTGTACATTACCGAATGGTTTCGCATCTGAGCCCAAGTCAACAGTGATTGACAATGGCAGAACGTTAGTATCGACATAGCCTAGAATAGACACGGTGTCTACCACCGATGCGCCAAGTGTTACGTTGTTATCAAAGTATGTTTCTGCACCGGAGAATATGGCATTCGCAGTCTGTGTAAGAATTCCGTCAATGTTCACGTTAGCATTGAAGTCCGAAGCAGAATTTACGTTCAGCTTGTCCGTGCCAAGATCACCGACTGTCGTGTTAGCGCTTGTAATATTTACAAGTGCGCCAGTGAACGTGGAGCTATTTGTTACTGTGAAAACACCATCAATGTTTACGTTAGCATTGAAGTCCGAAGCAGCATTTACGTTCAGCTTGTCCGTGCCAAGGTCGCCAACTGTTGTGTTAGCGCTCGTAATGTTCACAAGTGCGCCAGAGAAGGTAGAGTTGTTTGTTACTGTGAAAACGCCATCAATGTTTACGTTAGCATTGAAATCGGCTTTTGAGTTAACTGCCAGCGTGTTAGTTCCAACGTTACCAATTGTGACTGCAACGACATTGGCGTTTAGCGTGGCAGAAGTGAATACTGTGTTTGAGGTCACGTCAACTATTGTGCCGTCGATGTCGAGTCTCGAACCAGTCAATGTTGTGTTTGAAGATGCGTTTATTGCTCCGCCAGTAAAGACGGCGTTTGCAGTCTGCGTCAGAATTCCGTCAATGTTTACGTTAGCATTGAAATCGGCTTTCGAGTTAACTGCGAGTGTGTTAGTTCCGACATTACCAATCGTAGTAGACACAACGTTCGCATTTAGCGTGGCAGAAGTGAATACCGTGTTAGATGTTACATCAACTATTGTGCCGTCGATGTCAAGTCTTGATCCGGTCAATATCGTGTTCGATGTGGATTTTAATTCGGTGCTTGTGATATAAGTGTTTACACCATTCAGATATGTGTTAGAGTTGACATAAAGGCTACCAGTGTTGACCGTGGTATTTGCAACATCGATCAAAATTTTCTTTGTGATACCACCATCAAACACGACGTTACTTGAAATAATAGAGTTGTTTGCGTCAATATTAAACGTGTTGATGCTAGACGTTACGTTAATCGTGCCGTTTGTAGATGTGAAGTTTGCGTTTGAAGACACAACAAGAGTTGCGGGAACACTGACTGTACCGCCTCTGAGTGCAGTTCCAGCAGCTAGTGTTTTAGTAGAGAAGATACCTTCAATGTGGGCATTGCCTGTTGTCTCTGCACCGTTCGAGTTGTTAGGCTGTGTGACATCACCTACGGTAACAACAACTGTTCCCATGTCATGAATGACTAAGTTTGTTTTACCGATCCAGCCGCCAAAACTGTCGCTTGTTACATCTACGTTGGCGGTTAAATATGATGATTTTGACATGCTTTTTTACCTATTTGCTATCTGGATTAATAGTTCACGAATATTTTCGAGTTCTCTCTTCATACTGTATATCTCAGTTTCTAAGTTTAATACTCTATTCGACTTTTCTTTTGCTTTGCGATACGCCTCTAGGGCGCCCTTATTATTATTTATAAGAGCGCCCGTAGATAGGTCTTTCGAAAAGTTTTCGTTGTCAGTGTTTACGATCATACTGTTAGTGCCAATGCTCTCATATCTCTCACTCTTGGGATGCTATTTGGTCCCGTTGAAGTCATAACTATCTTTACTGCAAAGTATTTATAGTTGGTGTAGATAGCGCCAGTTTCGTCAAGGTACTTGAATGTGTTACCGCCTTCAAGTACCGCAGAGCCTGCGGCAGTTGCAGTAGATGTTACTGTCGTGCCGTCAGCTTGGAATCCAGTTGTATCCATAGCGTATTCGAATTCTTTGAAGTCAAAACGATTTACGCTCGAAGAAGTGAAGTTGTTTCTTCCCACTACTTTAAGTTTTGTCCAAGGAATTTGATCGAAATCGGCTGAGTCCGCAGAATTTTTGAACTTTGCATATACAGTGATATCGGAACTAGTTGGCTTATAGGCAGTCAACCAAATTTTAATATCATCTGCATCTAATCCGTCAGCAAGTTCGACAGTTTTTGTAATATACTTAGAAGACGCAGCGCCCTCATCATTTGTATTCTCATCCGTCAAATCATTATTGATGAGGTGTTCGTACACGTCAACAGTTGAAATTTGGTGGTCGATGAATGGTGATGTGTCACGAGTTGTCGTTGATGTGTTAAACAAGTCCATCGTCAGAACAAACGATCTTTCTGTAGGAGCAAGCGACTTACTCTTAATGTAAGTTGCGGTTCCGTTGAAATATTTGTTGTCGTCAAAGTCAATGTTTGAACTTGCGCCGCCAAGATAATTGCTAGTACCGTTTGATAGTGCAGTTGCACGAAGAGTCGATTTAGTTCTTGTGAAGTTTGTTCTGTAGAATTGGGGCTGAATGTAACTTACTGGAAGAGCATCAACTGTTTCAATTGTAGCGGTTGCTCCTGAATCTTCTCCGATAAGAACATTGTTGTTAGCAAAAATAAGACCTGTTTTTGCGCTCGAATTTTCTAGTATCAATCTGATAATACTTCCAGAAGTGTTAAAGTAATCTACAACGCCACTGACAGTTTTCAGATAAAGACCGGCATTATTTGCACTAGATGGATATTCCGATACTGACATGCTTGTGTTATTGGCAATTGCTGTAACCTTTAGGACTTGATTATCAGTTCCATCTTTATAGACAATATGCTCACCAACAGCGAATGATGAAGTGAAAGTAGTTCCGTTGCCAGTAATCGTCTGACTTGTCGTATTAGCAGCGATTGTTCCTGCTAGGTTCGATCCGCTGACGAATACGCTTTCGCCACGCTTGAACTTTCCAGCATATGAAGATAGAGTAAAGAATTCATGATCTTTGTTAGTCATGTTGAAAGTGCCGCTTGCGCTAGTGAATGCTGCCTTGTATAGTTGGAATTTTATATTTTCATCTTGGTAAGGAGTCCATGCTTTGTTGTTTGTTGATGTGAACAAAGTTCCAGAGTTCGTATCACTGTTGATACTTTTACCGGTGGCCACATCTTCTAGACCAGTTTTTGAAATCCAGATTAGGTAATCAGGGTTGCACTGGTCGGGAATAGCTACAAAGCAATAATCAGTTCCTGCTTTCAACGCAATTGGAGCATCAAAAGTGACAATCGTTGCAAGAGAGCCATCATCAGACACGTTTACCTGGCTCGATTCAAGATGAATTGAAGCAAATGGAATGATATTCGGTCCTGGATATCCATTAATCGTATCTCTCAGTTGAACAGTGATACCAAGCGTGGCACTCTTTTGTTTGAAATACACGTTAATTTTTGTTGCAAATACTGCCACATCAGAAGACATGTTACTAATAATTGAGAAAGTCTGTGCAATTGGATCGCTGTCCCTGTCTCTGTCCCTGTCTCTCTCTGTTGTAAAGCTAGTGGTATTAGACGTAACCTGCTTGTCTGTTTCTTTCCAAGTCGTAGAAGTTTTGCTTATGCTAGTTTCACGAGTTGTCACTTTAAGAGGAGTTTTTTCAATAGAGAAGTTATATCCTCTGTAAATAGCAGTCGTGGTAGAAGTCGCAGCCGCTATAGAATTTAGATCGTCTACGTCAGTGATCGTAAGTGTTCTATCGCCGACATAGAATGTATCGGCAGGCACTCTGAACATAGCTCTTAGTGTGCCTTTGCTGTCAGAGTAAATCGCATAAGTTGTACCAAATTTACCCGCTCTCAAAAGGTCTCTAGTTTTTGTTGTTGTGCCTGCATTTGCCGGTACCACTGCATTGTTTACGTCAACGCCATCAAAGAAGAAATAGAAGCGTGTATTTGGTCTTAGTCCTTTGGACAAGATACGAACAACGTTTTCACGTAGAAATGGCTGGAAATTAAAGTCTGTTACGAAGTCTCCAACTTTTTGTTGCGATTTTTTTCCGGCACTCACTGATATACCGCTTTCAGTAAATTTTGAAGTGGTGTCGGTCGTAGTAGTTGTTGTAGTATTAGTCGTTCTGCCGTTTCTAGTTACGTCGACCACACTACTGCTTCTTTGTTTAATTACCTCCGAAGAAACGCTACTGAGAGGAACCAATTCGCCAATAGTTTCTACTAGGTCTTGTAACATTGCCGTATTATCAATGCTGATATTGACAGCAGGTGCAGTTACAACTTCTGGCGCACCATCATATTCTGGGAATAGATTAGTTACGCCGGAAAACTTCCAGAAGTCAGATACGCAATTTCTGAATGAGGTAGCATATGGCTGGTTGATCAAACTTTTGTCGGTCTTTGACAGAGTGATGCCTTCGCCAAAGTCGGTGACATTCGTAGATGAGCCAGGAACAATTTTTAGATCGATGTTGTATTTTCTGAATCTAGGCATCAGTTCGCTTTCTCCGGGATCAACCGCAGCAGCAAAGTTTGTGTCTTTTAAGTTTGCGACTTGTAGAGTGTCGAAGTTGTCTACAAGAATACCATTCTTGAAGCGATTTAGCCCGTCGGCATCAGTTACAACAAGATCGGTCGCAGATTTTTCAAGTGCGTTTAGAACTGTGTAGTATTCGATGTTATTAAGACGCTTTTCAATCTTGCCGATATCATCCATGGTATAACGTCTGTGATTTTCAGTAGAAATTTTGACGCCGTAATCTGACTTTCCTGCTTTGTTAGCAATGACGCTCGGCAACGAAGGATATGGTGGAATGAAGAACGTAGCAAGCGTCATACCAAGTTTAGGTGCGCTTGGTGCCTTTGGGTCTTCGGATGGTTCGCCTTGTATCATCGTGAAGTTGCCAGTTTCGTCAATAAGAAATCTGTCTTGTCGTGCAAGATAGTAATCGTACTCTACTTCCAAGGTTTTGTTCGGAGCAATAAGATTTAGACTAGTGTTGCCGAATGACAAGTTTGCTTTTTCCGTAGCAACGCTTCGAGTCATAACACTTGCCGTGCCACTAGTTGTAGCGTATGCTACAGTGTTTGCGCCGTATGGTCTAAAGTCGATTTGGTCTCTCAGATACAGAATAATGCCTGAGTTAGTTGCGAATGTTGGAATATCTTGTGTGCGGATTTTATCAAGAGGAAGAGTTGAGGTCACGTCATCAATGGGATAACTATCAACAGAGAAGAATGACTGACTGAACGATCCGGTTACGCTCTTCTGGAATACTTTTGCCTTGACAAGAACGTAGCGTCTACCGCCTGTGCCGGGAGTGAACGATCTTTTCTTGTAGATATAAGAAAGTCCGTAATACTCTTCTGTGTCGTTCTTTTTCAGATAGTATTGATTGGTGACATCAACAGCGCCTGCTGTGTAATTGTTATTAGCTGATTCTGTAATTTGGTCAATAGAGAATACATCTGGAAGACCCAGCGAATATGTTCCGCCAGTTCCAAGAGTAGTTGTATCGAATTTGATATAAACAGTTTTAAGCAATTTGCCGATTGGAAGAACATCTACGTCTTTTACGTTATAATAAACTGTGGCGTTCAGAGAGGCACTTAAAACAGTGTCGGCTAATTGGATAGTCAGAGTTGCAGCATCGGCAGATGTTGTGATGGTCGCAGTTGACATTACAAGAGAAGTACCTTGATTGTATTCGTCACGAGTTTGTTCTGCAACAACCATAATCTCCGCTCTAGCATCTGCGCCCAATGTCGCACTTGCGCCATAAGGGAATATAAAGCCGGTGCCTAGTGTTATTGATGCCGTTCCTCCGGTGTTGAAAGTGACCGCAGTTGATTTAGTTCTAAAAATATAGTCTGTGCCGGAAGATGCAACGCTTTTGATTGCTTGTTTGCCCACTGGGAAAATAAGATTTCTGAACGATCCGTCTTTTAGAACTGCTTTGTCGTTCTCAAGAACTAAGTTTGCAATTGCCTCTGGATTATTAGTATTGTTCTCGTGAATAGAACGTACAGAAGCAAAACTTTGACCCGATGCCATTTTAATATCAAACAAGTAGATTCTAAAGTTTGTATTTGACGTGCCATCACGAGTCACTGCACGAACTTTTGCATTTCCTGCAAGGCCGGCAGGAGCAGTTAATCCGCTGGTAGATGTTGCGACATGCGCCGTAGTATAAAGATTTACCGTGGTCTGTGTTGTGAAGTCGAAATCGCCAAAATAGTTAGTCACAAGAATGTAATTGCCATAGTTTGCAAGAATGTCTTGTTGTGCGGCAGTTTCGAATGTTGTTGCCTTAGGCATATCAACAGTGATTTCGCCAAGAATATCTACACGATTGCCTTCGACGTATGCAATACCTGCACCACAAGCAGCTTCAAGCAAATCGGTATTCGATGCTTTTTGTTGTACACGAATACGGTAATCTTGTAGAGCATAGTTGCCAGATTCTTCGGCAGTTCTTTGTGCTAGTAACTTTTCAACACTATTGAATTGTGTTGTGTTGCTACGTCTTACAAGACGTCCGTTATCGTATTCTTGAATAGCAAAGAAGGTATCATCTGCCTCAGCTTCTGCTAGAGTTAGTGTAGTAAGAATTGGAGTTAGTTTAAGACGGTCAGCGCCGGGTGCGTTGAAGTTATTGTATCCGTTTGCGTTATCTAGCAGTGACGTATCATTGCCGCTATTGATAACGCTTTCTGCGGTTTGGAAACCAACGACAAGACCATCTGGTGCGGTGTTATATTTGCTTACGACCGCAGTCTGTGCATCAAAACGTACAAAATGTCCCTTCTGGAAAACAACGCCATCCGAGCATTTTGTCGAGTAGCAGTAGCCAACAGGAGCCGCATCGATGGCGGTTGTCGCAACGACTACAGAGTATTCGGTCAGAGTAGTGAAGCCGATATCAGCATAAAGCTCTATGGTTTCGCCTGCCTGAAAGACTCGTTTGTTGATCTGTCCAGCTTTCGTGCTGGCACCAAGGTATTTTACAAAGATTGTATTCAAGTCGGGAGCTTGTGATTCTAAACCAGTTGTAGTTAATTCTACAAAGGCTTTAACTCCGGTGATCGATCCTTGTGCATAAAGATTAGCGTAGTTAGACATGATAACGGGCTGTCCGTTTGACTGTAGGTCACGAATTTTTACATAAGCAAGACTGGTACTTTCTACGAAGTTGCCGCCTTTGACAATACTTCCCTGTTTCAGAATATTCTCGCCAAATCTTTCAACTTGGTTTTGTAGAATAGTTTGAAGTTGAGTCAGTTCTCTCGCCTGAACAGCGACCGCAGGCTTGAAAAGAACCTTGTGAAAGTTCTTGTCTTCACTATAGTCATCATAGTATGGTGCTACATTAAAATCGGTGGTGATACCCATTGTGGTCTACCTTTATTAAAATTCGATAATTAGTTTTACTTTTTCGGTCTGCGATGCGCTACGGGCCACTGGTTCAAAGTTCTCGGTGTATAGAAATTCGCCAGAGTTGTCTACGACGTAATTGCTATCATACGATCTTCCCGTTATCTTCGCTTCCGCTTTCGATGTTTGTCCTACGAATGTATTTATCGTGCCTGAAAGATCGTCAGATACAGAAAAGAAACCTCTTACATTCGTAAGACCAATAACTGAACTTGACGCACCGCTATTCAAGGCGTGAATGTATCCGATAGCGTTTGCCTGAAAAGTATTGTCTACGGCATTTACGGCAGAAACAGCGCTTGTTGTTCCTCCAACAATAAAGTTTACCGAAGTATTACCGGCGATAAAAGTTCCTGTCGTATTAGTTACCGTGACAATGTTAGAATATCTTGCAGAAACTACGCCAGTTGCTCCGGTATTCGCCTGAGTGATAACTTCGCCTTCGATATAGATAAAAGAATCGTTGTCGATACTTAGAGTGATAATCTCCGACCCAAGAGTCGATATGCCTTGCTGAACTACAAGTTCGTCTCTGATAAATCCGCTTCCCGTCGGTCCGGTGTAAAGCATTTCTACTTGATATACTTGTCTTTGGTCGAATGTTTCTAAAGTTTTGTCAACAGAATCTACAGTAGCGGCATATGTGCTTGTTTGTCCTCTAATAATGTTGAACGTAGTATTTCCAGATTGGAAGTATCCGTAAACGTTAGTAAGTCTTACAACTTGTCCGTCTCTGTTTGAAATAAGACCGCTTGCGCCAGTAGTATCTTGAACAATAATTTCTCCAGCAGTGAAACTTGATGCCACCTGTGTGTTGGCAATAGTCAATTCGACATTAGCGAAAAGAGGATTTTTAAGGATAGAAATTTTTCTAAAGTCATTTTGCGCAGAAATATTACCACCTTCTGTATTAGCAAAGGAGATACCAATACCAACTCTATTCGAGTATAGTTCATTAATTACATCCGAGCCGTGTCCGTTTGGCGGCGACATAATAGGTCTTGCTTGGGCAGAGGTGCTACTGATAGCAAGCCCTGTCACACTATCAAGCAAACCAGTATTAGCTATGATTTGAATATCTGCATATGTGTAGTTTGTTCCAGAATTTAGAATTTCAACTTCTAAAATGCTATTTGCCGCAGGATCGATAGTGACAACAGCGTTTGCGCTTTGACCATCGCCCGAGATAATAACTCTTGGACCAATTTCGAAAACGGATGTCGAGTCAGGTAGAACATTCAAAGGAGTATTCAATAGAACACGGCGTTCTTCGCCAGTCACGATATACTCTGTGATAGTTCTTAGTTGACCTGATCCCGTACCAGAACGAATATAGAAAGAGTTGTTCTTGTAGAAGTCTGTGTTCGAAGAAAGTTCTGCCACAATCTTTGTAGCCGAAACGATTGACTGTGAAGTTCCAGACGTTATTCCGGTGACTGTTCTGCCAGCAACAAAGTTTCTGATAGACGATGTGACACGGAAACTATTATTAGCATATCTAGCAACGATAACACCAGATGATGTCTTGCCATTTGAATTGAGCGATGTTACCTTCTCTTCAATGAAGCCGGTTGTGTTTGCGACGGTAATAAGAAAATCGGTAAACTTTTCGCCATATAGCGCATACAGTAATGTGTTACCAGCAACTGCGGATTCTTTTACTGTACCTGAAGCGTAGCTATTATATTGTCCGCCTGGATTAGTGACAAGAATTGTATCGATTGATCCGTTTACTGCGGCATTCGTGACGGCAGTATTCTCAAAGAAAGGAATAAATTCTGACGTGGCAAACTTAGAGTATTGGCCAGTAGTTACGGAATACATGTATTTCCACTGATAGTTATCGGTAGTTTGGTAGATTTCGTCCTCTACATCAATTTCTGAGAAAAGTGGTTGATCTGTTGAAGCTGCGCCGAAGTTATTAAACAGGCACTTGAATATGTGATATGAACCAGATTCTGGAGATACCGCATAGAAGTTTTGTTCGTACAAATCAATTTGAAGATCGTCATACTGAGCATAAACTGTTCCTGAAACCCAAGGAATATTCTTAACCATATGTGTCACGTCAGCAGGCGTGATATGCTTGCCAAATAACACATCGTCATACAACTCATAATGAGTATAGTTAGAAGTATTCTCTGGCGTAGGCGGCGCAGAATCATTTGTGAATGGCGTGCTTTTATGTGCAGTTGCGTAATAGATCGTGTTGGCACTTTCATTGAAAGATTCAACAAACTGTCTAGCAGC